CCCCCTTACCGAAATGGAGACACTATGTGGTAAAGATGGCAAACGTTTTATTGACGCCATGCCTAAAGGTACTTCAAAGGGATATCCTCTCTCAGGTCCGAAGAAGGAAATGATCACTCTGTTGGATCCACTAGATCACCCAGGTTTCCAATGTCCGGCGGAAGCTGATCCCATTATAGTTGATGAGATGAAAGCGATGGAACAAACACTTCTCACTGGTGAAAGGTGTTATTCTATTTTCAAGGCATGTGTTAAGGATGAACCCACTAAAGTGACCAAAGACAAGGTCAGGGTCTTTCAAGCTGCCGATTGGGCAACTCAGATGATGGTTAGAAAATATTTTCTACCACTAGCCCGTCTGCTTTCACTTTTTCCACTTGATTCGGAATGTGCTGTTGGTGTCAATGCTCAAGGCCCCGAATGGGATCAATTGGCCCAACACATGAGGAAGCATGGTTCAGATCGCATTTTTGCTGGTGATTATAGCAAGTACGATTTGCGTATGCCGGCACAGCTGATTACTGCTGCTTTCGCTGCTCTTATTGAAATTGCTCAAAAGTGTGGCGCTTATAGCGAGGATGATTTGACGATCATGCGGGGAATTGCAACTGAAATTGCTTATTCTTGTGTGGCATATAACGGAGATATGATTATTCATAAGGGTTCTAATCCCTCTGGACAGAATCTCACCGTTTACATTAATTGCATCGTCAACTCGTTACAGCTTAGGTGTGCTTTCTTCCATTTACGCCCCAAGACAGTTCCTGTGTCTATTCCTTTTCGAGAAATCGTCTCGGTAATGACATATGGAGATGATGTTAAGGGATCCGTTAAGGAAGGCCATGACTGGTATAACCACATCTCTTACGCAGATTTTTTGAAGGAGCGCGATATGGTTTTCACTATGCCAGATAAAGAATCTGAACCCACCCCGTATATGAGTGATCTTGCAGCTGATTTCCTGAAGAGAGAAAATAAATTCAATGAGGATACAGGTTTGATCCATGGTGCCTTAGCAGAGGAGTCTATTTTTAAAAGTCTTCATGCTGTTCTTGAATCTAAGGTCGATTCGTTAAAAGAGCAATCTGCAGGGAATATTGATGGAGCTCTCCGTGAATGGTGGCAACACGGAAAAGAAGTCTACGAAATGCGCAGGACACAAATGCAACAAGTTGCTGAAATGTGTGAAATGACAAGTGCGTGCAAAATGTTAACTCAATCTTATGAGGATAGACTCAAGCACTTTGAAATTCGTTATCTTGGTTTAGAACCAGACGAAATTGATGAGATTGCAGATGAGGATACAT